GAGAAAGAATAATGAGAATGATAATGTTATGTAACGATAATTCATATACTTATAATATGAACTTGTAATGTATATTCAAAATTCAAATTGAATTATGTTCGGTCGCCTTTGTGATTATCTATGCGATCTAATATATCATTTAATACTGCAGTTTTGATAAAACCAGACATCGATGCATTCTTTAAAGCACTTATGATTTGAAATACTAAAAATGGTAATAAAACAGTTTCACTTAACCAACCTGTGCCAGCAAATCCTTTTTCAACTGAAAGCAGTACTGTTAAGAACATTATCCAAACCACTAACGTATATAGCACTTTAATAGCTTTGCGTGTCTGAAATCCTTCTCGTTTAATACCAGCAATAATTCCAAAAAATCCATCTAACAACACCACGGCCGTTAATGCCAGATATTGTTCATAGTTGTTCATTGTTAAATTGAAAAAATATGTAAATATGAATGATATCATGGTTGCTACCGAAAAGTATATTGCTGTTAATGTTTTCATCGTTGCCAATCTAAGTTTAAAGTGTTTTTAACATTTCAATCATCCGTGGACATGGATAAATATCTACTTTATCTTTTCTGTAACTGTTATGTGAGTATAACCCATTTTCACCTCGAAGTGCTTTGGTATTCACAGTAAACATCTGATTGTAATCAAAAGTTAAATCGATGTTATATGTATCTCTCCAATATAACAATAGATTTTTCACCGATTCAATCTGTGCATCTGAATATTTATGGAAATATGTATATCCTTTATATGGTGTATCTAATTTTGTTACTTGATCTGCCGGAACTTCACGATTGACATAGTTAATGTATTTTCCATTTTCTAAATCCAATTGTCCCCAATTGCAAATTTCAATTCCGATAGAATGTTTATCTAATTCAGTATATGGAACTTTCCATGCCCGAAAAACTTCTTGCTTAACACCTAAATGATATGCCCAATGTTTTGATGAAAATGCTTGGCAAATTTCACCGTCTACTGAAGTTTTATTACCTGGACCTGAAATTGTTACGCAGGTTGCAATTCGTCCTCGGTCATCTGTATTCCAATTGTTTATTGTGTTAATACCTGATGAGTTACCTGCGGTATGGTGTAATACGATTTGTTTTTTTGCAACTTCTTGTTTAAAATATTGCGTTTCGTTTAATGGTACTTGCTTTATTTTGCTTGTGTCTAAACTCATTGTTGTTCCTTAAATTGTTGGCCCGTCGTTACCTTTATCTTTTACAAACTTCTCTGCAGATGTTCCTACTATAGTAGCAATAACAATATATTGTATTGCATCAATTAATTCTCGAGATGGTGCTACTGATTTAGAATAAAGTGCATTGATAAACATGATAGTTAACAATGAAATAAATCCGATAAAACCGATTACGCGTTTTGATGACACATCTCCAGTTTTACAATCCGTAAACATACTCTTTAAAAAGTTCTTTTTACCTGACATCTGATACCCTTTATAACAACGTAACTGATGCAGATTGAGTAACTTTATTATAAATATAACTTAGTTTAGTTTAACGAGCGTATGATCATAAGTTTCCAAACGCTGAATAGTAATTTTTAAATTTCCTAGTCGAAATGTACCAATCTCCCCAGAATCTTGTATGATTCCTGGTAGAACAAAAATATATGCTATATCTTCTTGAGTCATGCGTGTTGCATCTGCTTCTACTACGATATCATCATAATCATATGGATTATTGTATGTGGTTGTCATGATGCGTTTTGATAAATCAAATCGTGTTTTGGACTGCTCAACATCCATATAGTGTGTTGTCAATACCTGCATATCATCATCAATATAAATTCTATCACAATATGGTTCTAATAAATCTAATACTGCTAAATTGCATTTGGTAACCTGGATTCCAATATTGTATTTTGGAGCATCTAATCTACTGCCCCATTTCCTTACATAGTTTCGATTAGATTGTAATTCTATTTGTTGATAATTATCAGTTGTTCTAGATGTTTTTGAAACAAAATGATATACCTTAGCACAACTTACTTTGTGTTCGAATCCAGCTAATCGATATCTTCGATGTAAATCATCATCTTCACAAAACATTCTGAATGTATATCCATCAATACCAATATAGTCTTCTCGCATACACCCAAAAAATAACTGAGATCCGCCATCAATTAAATCATATTCTAATTTATGATTAACAAATTTATTATGGTCAAAGTTCTCTAATTCAATACCGCAATCTAACAATACTTTACCTGGATATATGTCATTAAATATTGGTGGTTCTACGCGCGTATATGTAGTTATTCGATTGTGTTGAATATGTTTATCCATTTGTTCCACAAATCCAGGAGATAGTATCATATCATTATGTAACAATATAATTTTTTCTCCTGTTGCCCGGGCTACCGCATTATTATAATTTTCACCCAATGTTACATTATCATTTTCTTCTACGATAATTTCTACAGTATCCCCATACAGAGTTTGTATGTTTGCAACTATATTTTCTGTATAGTTTCTATTTTTGCTAGTTGTCGGTATTATTAATGATATCATTGTATTCCTATTATTTGTCCATACTCATCAAATATAGGCATTCCGCCCCATTTTTCAAAAAATTTACGAGCATTTTTTTGTTCTGATATTTGTTGTCGGGATGAACTTTGATTGTTATTTTCTTCTAATCGATGACTGCCACGAGCTCCAAAATGATATACTAAACTTTTTGTGGTTGTTATGAATCTAAATCCACCCATATGCATTCGTAAGAATAAATCATGATCGTCCCAACTAGTTGGAGCAAATATTGGATCATTGCCGCCAATTGAGTCCCAGTCGGTTTTTCGTATAACACCACTAACTCCCAACCCGCGCGGGATTTCTATATCATTATCTGTCATGAATTCCGATGCCCATTGATTGAAAACATTTGAATCAAAATTATAATGGTACTCACCAAATGAATCCTTTGGTACAACAATATTACCCGGTGTAGTTTGTGATGTTTCAAACATATTAGGTTCAACTCTCCATGAATTGACCCAAAGTCGTTCATTAGGGTATTTGTTAAATAAGTCTAGTAATTCCTTATCCCAATTGGTAGTAACATAAAAATCAGAATGTAAAAAACATATGTACTCTGTTTCGACATGATCTGCACAAACATTCATTCCTCCACCAATACCTCTTACTACTATAGTTTCGGGTTCAACTAATAAGGTTAAATTATATTTATTTTGGTTCTCAAACAGCCACTCATTTGTGCCATCTGTACAATTTTCGGCATGTATGATAAACGGGGCATCTTTATAATAACTGTTTTTTCTAACCGAATCGACAGCTATCTTAAGATAATCTAAATTATTATATGTTGAAATGCAAAATGTAATCATGATTGATAATATTCATTGATTAGTTTATGAAATAATTCTTCGGAAATTCGATTTCTATCCGTAATTATAACAGATATATGATTTTTTAAATAATTTTTTCCATCTAGGTAACGATTTCCAATTTCTGTTACAAAAATTCCTGTTAATACAAATTGTTGCAAATTATGTTTTTTAGAACACATCATGATGTATGTATCATCAGATGCGTATGCTCCTAGTTCTAATGGCAATGGTATTTTTTCAAATACATCAGCCGAAAATAAATTAAACCAACCGCCTCCAAACTTAATTTCATAATTTAACTTTAATTGGATTTCATTTGTTTCTATTAAATGTTCTATACTGTATGAATCAAAATAATCTCGATGATTATGTGGCTGTGTCAGAAACTGTTTGTTAACAATACTATCCCAACTAGAATCCCAATATCGTATTATTTCTGGAGATATCATAAAATATGATGTTTCAACAGACTTGCTAGAAAGTATTAAATATGGTAATGTTAAATGTGAAAAATATACATCGGAATCTAACCATATAACAAAATCATGTTTTTTTGGTTGACACGATCTTCGTTTATCAGTGCACCCTTGTATTGAAGTATCTGTATCAAATTCTGCAACATAATACTGATTAACTAATTTTCTCAAATAATCAAATTTTTCTAGAAAAAATGATTTTGGTAATTTAGTTGTGTTCCAATCGACAATCGTATCTGATACATTTAATGTAACGTCCCACACGACTGTATCGTTTGTGTCTAGATAATAATTAGATAATAACATGGTATGTATCTGCCGTTCCAGATCATCAATTTCCCATGGCTGTATATACTGTATAATTCTATATTTCATATGTAGATCCCAGATGCCTAAATTCTGTAAACTTGTCTTTATATTTAGAATTTAAGAAAAAATTATGCATATTCCCATCTGCTTGGGCACAAAAATCTGATTCTTTTAATTCTATAGCCCCAGTTTTAAAAGTTTGACTAACAAGATGTGATAATGTAATATTATCACTCACTCCAACATTAAATCCGCCTTCTTGGGCTTTTATACCCGCATAAAAATCAGGCCCCCATC